GGTGGGCCACGGATTTACCGGCAAGTAACGAGGGGTTATCGAGAGAGCCGAGGAATATAACCGAGCCATTCCAAAAGCTATAAACGTGCCGGTAATCATCGACAATAACGGAGCAGCGTCGCCGCCACTCCTCCGGGGGCTTCTTACCCTTGATATAGTGAACGCCTTCTATCAGCCCGTTAAGTTTCCAACCGTTTTGCACGGCGGGCATGATATTATCGACGAGGTTAGAATAGGTATTCGCGACGATTGCGACGGGTGCGCCCGGCATGAGGCGCACACAGCGTTCAGAGCGTCGCGCCAGAATAACGGTACTCTTTGCCACACCACGGCCGCCGATAGATACGAAATTTGTCGTATCTATCCAGTCGCAGAAAATCAGCGCGTCAGAGCCAAATTTTACCGGAACATCAGGGTCGTTAAATTTATTCTTCATCGCCAAACTCTTTAGCGTCCTCAATCATGCGGCTTAATAGGTTACGTTTGGTAATACCGGCATCCTCCTTGACACGGCGTAACGATATTTCGGGAATATCCGGTATTGAATCGATAAACGCCTCCAGTTCCTTGCGGTCGGCCTTCGGTGCGCCCATACTTTCGGGGTCGGCGGTATAAATAACCGTTGGAGCAGCGTCGAGGAGTTCCTGCGGAATTTCAGGGGCCTGGTCCTCGTAGCAGCCTCGCAATTTGGCAGCTTCAACCATAAAGCTACGGGCCTCTTTCATTTTACCCATTGACGCGGACAAATTCGCCATATTATCGAGGCGTTCGGCGTAGAGGTTGCGCCATGCGCGGGGAGTGACATCATCGACGGAATAAAAGAAATTCAGCGCGTCGGAATAGACACGCCGCGCCATCCAGTCTGACAGCCCGTAAACATCAGATTTCAGAACCTTGATAATTCCGGCCTTGGTAACTATGCGATTGCCTCCGGGCATCATCATTCGCGCCCGTAGGCCGCGAACAAGTTCCATAAGGTTGAAATATTCGCGTTCGGCCGGTGTCAGGCTTTCGAGGTCGCCGGTTTTAAGAATCCGTTCAATCTGGTGGGAATCCAACGCCTCAAAATCAATTCGGGAGGGTTTACGGGGTAAATTCGTCATCGTCCATATTGTTAACGAGTTCATTAAATCGGTTTGTCCGCTGGAGGTTCTGGAGTGCCTTTATAGCCTCTATGTTTCCGGCTTTTGCGGCTTCTTGCAGTTTTATCTGGGGTTGAGCGCGTCCGGTTGCACGTCCGGCGGTAATCAGTACGGAGATTGCGGAGCCGGGTACATTTGCGAGAATACAGAAGGCGGCGCGGCGTTCTCGCGTCCATTCCATAGATACGGCGATTTCGTGGGGCATAAATCCCACGGCTGCCAGTTTCATAACCTCGTCCTCCTCCGCTTTCGTCAGAGGGAAGGCCGGTAATGTTGGTTTGTCGTTATTCTCGGTATTCATCTTCGAGGCGTTTGCAAGCAGTGTGATAATATCCTTCGTCTTGCTCCATGAGGATAAAGCGACGGCCGGAGCGGACAGCAGCCACAGCGGTAGAGCCGGAACCGCCGAAAGTGTCGAGAATCACCGCGCCCGGCTCGGTCGCGTCCTCGATAAACTTTTGAATCAGGGCTACCGGCTTTTGCGTGGGGTGAACCTTCGCGCCGTCGGTACTCTTTGCCCCGGAGGTGAAACTCTTTATGTCGGAAATTATGTTTGTTCCGCCGATATTCACGCCCTTGCCGGCATGAAACAACACAAGTTCGTGGATAAATGCGTAATGATTGCCGGGACCGCTCAATTTATCCCAAACGAGCATATTATGAGCCTTCAGGATTTCATCGAACAGAGGGTAATAAAAAGCATATCCGCGCCAGTCACAGAAAAAGTAAATACAGGCTTCGGGCTTGGCAACTCGGCGGTACTCGTGGAATAAATCACGGTAAAATGGTCGGCAAATCGACAAGTCGCGGAAATTACCCTTCTGCCCGTTGTGGGTCATACCTAAAAAATAAGGAGGGTCGGTAATAATACAGTCAACAGAGGCCGCCGGGAGCGTCTTTATAACGTCGAGGCAGTCGCCGTTGAACAACGTACCGCCGGGAAACTCGCGGAGGTCAGTCGTTGAAAGATTGTAAGAGGGATAACGATACATTCAGCGCGTCGATTTTCTTGTTAACGATAGAGAGTTGATGCCCGGCCTCGGAGCGGTCGCACGGGTGACAGCCGGAACGGGAGAGGTATTTTGTAAAATATGCTCTCGACCGTTCCGCGCTCTCGATACCCTCAATTACTTTTTTTTTCGGCGGTCGATTTCCGCCTTCAGTATCTTTTTACGGTTAGACCATTTCACGAAAGCGGCTTCGGCCTTTTCGTTGGGCTGTTTTTTTGCCTTTGCTTCCTCGACCGCTTTTTTCGCCTTGGATTCCTGAACCCCTGCGCTCCGGAGTTGGCCCATAAGGTCAACATCGGAGATTTTTGTCAAGTCCTCGGCGGCTTCCATTTCGCGGAACTTTGCAGCTTTCCCGAGAATCACTCCGTTTTCGCGGTAATATTCGAGTTCGTCCCAGATTTCACGGTTTTTCAGATACTCGGTAACTACTGTTTCGCAATCAGCGGCGGCGGTGGCTGAATCTGCGTCGCCGAGTGCCTGAAGGCGTGCGTGTGCAGCCTTGTAGTTTCCGTATGCGGTAAACATATCGGCCACGAGTATCTTCAGCACGTCGGGGCAGTCGGTAGAATTGAGGAAGGGATATTTTTCGCGGAAACGTATCATTTTCCGAACCGGCTCCGGGGTTGCGGCATACTTGGAACGAGCGGCCTCCAGTTCGTCGGTAAGTTCGTCGATACGGTCGGCGTTTTCGTCCATTGCCAACACTCGTTCCTGAAAATCGGGGCTAACAAGTTCGTCAACGGTAACACCGAAAGAATCGGCGAGTTCCATTAACGCCGTATCATCGTTTTTCGCCATCATTTTATAACGTAAAGAAGGGCGGCCGTGAATAACATTGTAGTCAGGCAAAGATGATGTTCCTTGCATGTGCTTGACGGCTTGACGTGGGAGATAATTAAACTCTATTTCGGACAGTCCGGCAAGTTTTCGGAGTTCATCGAAAAGAATTTCACGAATAACGGCGGTATCTTCGACCGCAAACTGACGTTTAAGGCGCAAATTTACGCCGTAACGCTGGTAAAGTGCCACGCCTTCGGCATAGTCACGAGGGCCGCAAAGGTAGGCGGTAATTTCCTTTTTCTGCTCGGTAGTCATAAGGCTATTATATTTAACGCTACAAAATTAAGCCCGGTAATTACCAATCAGAAGGACACAAAACGCCCCGGAGGTCGGTAATTCCTTCGGGGCGTGGTATCGGGTAGGTGATATGTGTCAGGCTGCGACGTAACGGCTTTGTTCAATCCACACAATACCGCCGTCGCCGCTGTCGAAAGCGCGGAGGGTTAGCTGTGAGCCTTCGGAGGCGGTGAACACCTTGCCACCACGGAGGAGGATTTTACCGCCGGTGCCGGAAACGGTAGGCGATGAACCTTCAGCCGCGCCGAGGAGGGTAATAACTGCGTCGTGTGCGCCACCCTCGATTTCGTCGATAACGGCGGCACCGGCGGTGAGCTGGTACTGGCCTTCGGAAATGAACGGAACGACCTTTACCCCTGTTTCAACGACTGAAACGGGTTCTTCGAGGGTCACAGTACCTTTATAAATAAAGATGTCGCTACCCTTTGAAATCTGGGTGAAGGTCATTTCGTTGGTGTTGCTCTCGTTGTTACCGGTGTAAGAGGGGGTGAGCTTGCACGGGTTGCAGATTGTACCGATAAGGTCGGCGGGCTTGCCGGAACAATAGCGTATAACCACAATGAACTTGCGGTTAATGCTGTTGGCCTTGAACTCGCGCACCTCTTGCTCGTTGCCGGGGTGCTCGAACTTAATCGAGGGGGTGAAACCGATTTTGTCGGTGTCGCCTTCGGCTGCGCTCGTTACCTCGATTGTTCCCTGTGTCATGTAGATGTTATAACCGTAACGGCCGGGCTTCATTACGATGTTATCAGCGATAACCACTCCTTTGTCGTCGGGTGACGGCATGAAAGCGATGTCGTCGATGTCGATAAGGGTCAGCTGGTCGCGCGGCTGAATACCTGTGCCGGGATTGCCCTCGGCGCGTGGTACGGATTTTTTAATATATGTCATATCCTTGAAATAATAACAGTTAGAGAATAATACGGAGGGCAAGAGCGGATGCAGTCGCCCTCCGTGTTTGTCGGTGTGCGGGTATCAGCCGCGGGCCACCTCGTAGAACTTGCCGTCGGCGGCTTTCACGAGCTGGATAAACGCGCCGGCCTTCAGTTTCATGTCTTTGGTGAGAACAAAGTTTTCACCGTTGGCAATGGTCGAGGCGTTGGCGGCTCCGGCTCCGTGGATTGTGTAAACCACTCCGGCTACTGCGTCGGTCAGGTCGGTGATTGCGGTCGCCTTGGTGTTGGCTGCTGTGATGAACACGGTCGCGCCCTGAACGCTGGGAGTTGTTTCATCGGTGGGGAACTGGTAGGAATCAGCGGCGGCAGTTGCGCGGCTTACCTCGATGAACTTGCCGTCGGCGCGTTTCATCACGCGGAGAACGTCGCCTTTCTTCGGTGTCCATGCCTCGGTCAGCAGCTCGAATTTGCCGGCCTTCTTGATAGTTACGCCGTTTTCACCGTCCGCGCCACATTTGAGGGCAATAACCTTGCCGACCTCGGCGTTGGTGATGTCGGTAATCTCGAAAGCGGTCGAGTTTGCGACGGTGACGATAGACGAGTGGCGGAGCGCGTCGGGATTTTTATCCTTGTCGCCTTCGACGTAGTAGGTTTCGGGGAGGTCGTAGTCGTTGCACCAGATGAGCTGACGAGAACCGTCCATGTCGGCGCGGTTGGTGTACTTGTAACCTACGGCCGTGGCCTGAATTGATTCTTTCCAGTTGCTCCACACCTTAACGGTCCAGTCCTGCTGTTCGAGGTGGAAACGGAGCATTTCGCCGGAGATTTGGCAGAAGGTCTGTATATTGCCGTCGATAGTCCAGAAGATACGATGGTGGTTGTCGGCGTTGGGAATCGTTTCGATTCTTACGCCGGGGAACTCCTTAACGTAGTTGATACCGGCTTTGTAGTCCTGATTCCGGCCGTAGTGGGTTTCGTTGTACTTGTGATACCACGGGAGCATGAACGAGGGGATATAAAGCACGATTTTGCCGGTGTCGCGGAACACGGAGGGAATCATGCTCGTACCTTGGTAAAACACTTCGCCGATATTGCCGGGGGTGATACGGGGGAGCGCAAACGGCTTAATCTGGTAAACGGTTTTGCCGGTTGTGCCACCGTTGGGAGTGAAATCGACATGACCGTCCACGCGCTTGCGTAAAAATTCGTAGAGGCCGTCAGCCGCGTCCATAGCTCGGCCGGGCTTGTCGGGGTCGGGTTCTTTGCGTACACCGTTGACGTAGCGGAGTTCGCGTTCGTTGTGGAGGGCCTTCGCGGTTTCAACGAGGAGGTACTCGATAAACGAAAGTTTTACGGGGTTCGAGCCTTCGCGATTGAGGTAGCCAATCCAACTCTTTTCGAGCTGCTTCAGGCTCTGGAACTTGTGGACGAACATAACGCCGTACATACGGAGCGTTTCGTGTCCGAACTCGTAAGTACCTTTTGTAACCTTGTCGAACTCGCTCTTATCGGAGGTATCGGCCTGCGAGAACTCACCGAGGAACAGATTAACGAGGGTTTCGAGGTCCTGATGTCCGGCTTCGGTGGGGAACAGTTTGGTAATTGTGGGGAGTTCGACGAGGAACGACTGAAGGCGTTTGGTCCAACTGGTGCGGTAGAACGCGCCGAGGTCGTCCTGAAGGCCCTTGTAATCGACCGACGAGGGAGCGGCGACGGCCAGCATCTTGCCTTCGTTGGCGAGAAGGGCGGCGCGGGCGCGCTGGTTGTAGGGGCGTTCGAGGCTGAAGAAGGAGCCGGAGAGTCCGCCGAGCTGCTGTTCATCGGCGAGATTGAAGGCCGGAGCGGTGGCGGTGGCTGAACCGGCACCCTTGCCGGGGTCGGTTTCGGGGAGGGCTGAAAGTGTTTGAATCTTAGCGTTCAGAGCGGTGATTTCCGCCTCTTTCGCCTGAATGGCTGCGGCGTGGGCTGCTTTGTCGGTGGCGACGCTCTGTTTGAGCGCGTCGAGTTCTGCGGTTTTAGCCTGAAGCTGCTCGGTAGTCTGACCGAGAACAGCGGCGACGGCTGCCATCTGTTGATTGGGAGTTGAGCCGGTTGCGGCTGTGGGGGGATTCTGAAGGAAGGCGTTAAAGTCGTCGAGGAAACGGTCGCTAAAACCGTAGCCCTTCAACGCTGCGCGTTCCTCGTCCGAAAGGCACTCCTTGCCGTCCACCTTACTGAAGGAGGTAAGGCCGAGAATACCGAGAATCGCGGGGATTAAATTCGCAAAATTCATGTTTGTAACTGTTTGGTTGTTAAAATTATTTGTATAATTGTTCTGCCTTCCGGCTCGTTGCCTGTGCAAGTACCCACGTAACCGCGTCTTTCAATCCGCCGAACTGGTCGATATATCCGGCGGCGACTGCTTCGTCACCGCTGAACATTTCGCCACGGAAAAGAGGGAGTTCAGGGTCGTAGGTGATTCCGAGATTACGCGCCACGGTTTCGGCAAATACCTTGTGAATCTTTTCGGCTTTCTGCTTTATAAGGGTTTCATCGTTGTTGTCAACAATGGCGCGGTATTCCTTATTTTTCAGGTCGGCGGTGTCCGGGTAAATTTCGCGGTAGTCGATTCCGTTCTGTCTGAAAAATTCTTTGAAACTGGTATGAGTGCAGACGATACCCACACTACCAACCTCGCAAAGTGGCGAGGCTATAAAA